TAGACCTCGTCGCGGTACAGGAACACCACTGCGTCCGCGTCCTGCTCGATCGCGCCCGAGTCACGCAGGTCGGCAGGGATCGGGCGCTTGTTCGGCCGCTCCTCCAGCTTGCGGTTCAGCTGCGACAGCAGGACGATGCCGATGTCGAGCTCCTTCGCCAGCGACTTCAGGCCGCGCGTGATGCCTTCGATCTGGGCGTTACGGTTGTCGCCGTCGCCGTCCATCAGCTGCAGGTAGTCGATGACGAGCAGGTCAAGCCCGCTCTTGCGCTTCACGGCCTTTGCCTTCAGGCGCACGTCGAGCAGGCGCAGGCCGGCCTGATCGTCCTGGTGCAGCTTCATGTCGGCAATCTTGATCGTCGCGTGCGTGAGGCGGTCCCAATCCTCGTTCGTCATCATCAGCGGCTTAAGCAGGTGCTCAAGCGGGATGTGGCCCTGACTCGCCAGATTGCGGTCGTGCAGCTGGGACTTCGGCATCTCCATCGACAGAACCAGCACGGAATGATCGACAGCTGCATTGCACGCGACGTTCAGTGCGAACGCCGTTTTACCCATCTTCGGGCGCGCGGCCAGGACGATCAGCTCGCCGCGGCGGATCCCGCCGTTCAGCTTGTCGTCGACGTCGGGGTAGCCGGTCGAGATCGCCCTCACGACACCGTCCATCCGACGCTGAATCTCTTCGACGTGCGCGGTCAGCTCGTCAGCGGCGAGCACGGGCTCGATGCGCGTGCGCGCCTGGGCCAGCTTTTCCAGCTCGGACGTCGCCCGGTCGACCATGTCGCCGGAATCCTCTGGAGACGTTGCCGCGACCTCGGCCACCTCGCGCGCGAACCGAATCAAGCCCCGCTTTACCGCCTTGTCACGCACAATCGCCGCGTGCCGACCGATGTTGGCCGCCGACGGCGCGCTCTGCGCCATCGAGTTCAGGTACGGTAGGCAGTCGGCGATCTTGCCGCGCAGCGCGTCACCCAGCGAGATCACGTCGCAACTGCGCCCCGCGACCAGGTGCCGCATCAGCTCACGGAAGATCGTCGCGTGGTCGCCCAGGAAGAAGTGCTCCGCGCGCAGGTCGCCGATCCGGTCGACGGCGTCGTTGTCGCGCAGGAGCGCCCCGATGACGCCCTGCTCGGCCTCCAGGCTGTGCGGGGGCGATTTGATGTCGTTGCTCATGCTGCCTCTTTCGCTTCGTAGATTTTCTGGGCCTGCTTGCCCTGGGTGGTCAGGAAGTATTGTCCGTTGGCGTCGATTGCCCACAGCTTCAGGTAGTTGCTCTCGACGTAGTTGCGGAACGTCTGCCGCCAGTTCTTTTGGCGCCGGGCCTCTTTGACGCCACCAGGGCCGAAACGACGGCTGAACTCGATCCACGCAAGGGCAACGAAGTCGTGCGGCAGTCCGGCGCCCTCGGCGTACTGCCAAAGCGGCGCGTAATCGCGCAGGGGGCGCTCGCCCTTCGTCTTGCATTCGTCGAGGAAGGTCTGCAGCGCGATCCCAGCCGTCTTTTCCTTGCGCGCCCCTGAGCCCCCGTCAGGGGGTTTGGGGGTATTTGAAGTTAACGTAGATGGAGATGTAGATGTAGGGCCGTCACCCTGCCGATCACCAAAGGGGGGCTTTGGTGAGTCCTTTGGTTGAGACTTCGGTGTGTGCTTGGGTGGGGGCGACTCATCGCTGGATCCGTCGTCCGAACCTGGTTGGTTTTCGGATGAGAACCGCGAACCTTGGCCGCGCCTCTGGCGCACATACTCATCGCGCACAAAGCGCGAGCAGTACCAGCACGGGCCCTCTCCTGCCACCACCAGCGTGACGGGCTCGCCAAACTTGCCGGCGTGCCGTGGAGTGTAGATGTAGTCCGTCGCGCCCTTGTCTGCGCCCTTGAGCACGTCCTTGGAGACGAGCTCCTTGACGAGCTTCAGCTGCACGCCGGCTGCGCGCGCGAGCTCGGCCAGGGGCCAGCGGCAAACGCCGTATTCGTCGAGGTCGTGTAAAAGGCACAGGACGTCTACCCAGGCGCCGCGTGCGGCTTCCGAGCACCGGCGCAGCTTGGCGTTGTTACGCCAGTCGGCCGGGTAAAACTGAAATGATGGGCGCTTCAAGATTCTCCTCCACCTACAACGCCGTGCAGAAGATCCATCTGTCTTGGGTCGCTCTTGTCGATGACGTAGATCACCGTGCTGCCGTCCGGCAGGCGGCCATCGCAGTCGATGATGTTGTTAGCCGCGGCGATCGCTTCGGCCTGGCGGCACACAGCGGCGCGCTGCCCGTAAAACACGCAGCCGTCGCACTCGCCGCGAACGAGCGCCGGCGCGGCCTTGAAGCGGACAGCGGCCGGGTCAATCGGCTTGGCGTTATGTCCTTCCCACAGTGGGCCCAGGCTTGCGGCGTTCATGAGGGCTTCCTCCCCGGGCCGGCGCCGAACAGCGCTGAGACCAGCGGGTCGCGGCGGTTCGTGGGCACGTAGGCGTGCGTCGTCACCTGGAACGGGATGCCGATTGGGCCGCGGTCGGGGACGGCCGCGCGCGCGGCTTGCTTGCGCTGCACCTCTTCCAGCTGCTCCTGCGATGCCGCTCCCAGATGCCATACGTACGCGAGCCCTTTCCCGCCGCACGTCACCTTCTCGACGTAATGCACGAGGCCGGACATCATCATGTCGTCGAGCCGAAGGCGGATCGATGCGTGGCTGGCGGCGAGCTGGTCGCACAGCTGCTGCACTGTGCTGGGCGTCAACCGCAGTACCTCTTCGATTCGGGTTGCGAGCGCTACGCCAACTCGTTGACTCCGACGCGCGGTCATTTTTCGGACATTCCGTTGAGGCGCTCGATCAGCTGCATCATCGGGCGGAATGCCTTGAACACCGCGGCGCGAACGGCCTCCACCTCGTGGCGCTCCACCCTGCCGTCTTTGAGCGTCTCGTGCACCTCGTTTGCGACATCGCCCAGGCGCTGCCAGATGTGCGTGACGTTTTCGAGCACGGCCATGTCTGTAGCAGGCTGTTCGTCGACCTTCGTGAGCGTGAATCCGTGCTGCTCGGCCAGCGCGTGCAGCACCGAGTAATCTCCGGTCAGCGTCATTGCGAGCGATGCGTCGTCCATCGTCAGGACGTTCGTCGTCGAATTCGGGTTTGCCTTGTTGCGCAGCAGGCCGGCCTTGTAGCCCATGCGCACCGCCAGCGCTTCAACACCTCCAGGCGCGGAGTGCACGGTCTTGTGGAAGGCGTCTTTGTAGTTCATGTGAAAACTCGAAAAATAATGAAGCGTAGAAATGTATCTTGGGCAATAATTTGGACATGCGAATAACGAAACGATCTCGGCGCGCACCGCTTACGGCGTGGAATTCACGTCAGGCCGACTCCGCTTCGCCGGACCGCGACAATGCTTTTTATGCAGGCGGGTTATCGCAGCCAAGGTGCTGCTTAAGCACTGTGGCTGTCCTTTGAGGATTCGGTTTACCGTTGGCTGAGAGGTATCCAGTTCAGACGCAATACGCGTCTCGCTCCACCCTGTAGCCGCCTTTATTTCCCTGAGAAGGGTCGAAATGTCTTTGTCCATGCGGACAGTCTATACACGAATGGATAGATGCGCAATACTTAAATGAATAGAGACTTGCCCCTACCTTATACGCGCGCGTATAGTCTGCGGATGACTATTGCAAGCAGACTTGACCAAGCGATGAAGGCGGCGGGCATCCCGTCGCAGAACGCGCTCGCCCGTCTGTCCGACGTCCCACAACCAACCATCAATCGCATCCTGAAGGGAGTGGGGAAAAAGGGACCAGAGGCGCATACCATTGTTCGCCTGGCTGAGGCGTGCAATGTGTCGTTTCAATGGCTATTCGAGGGAATTGGCCCGATGGAGCGGGAGCCCCGGGCCGAAGCTGATCAGCAGGCTGCTGAGTCAATGAAGGTATCGGTAGACGATCAGGAAAGCGGTAAGTTTGTAGGGGTTCGGATGCTGAAACGTGTAATCCATGCCGGTATCGACGGGGCCGATGGGGATTTCGAATATGACGATGGCATCGTTCTAAGCCTGCCAATCGATTGGGTGTTGGAGAAGAGATTAAACCCTAGCAAGCTAGTGGCACTGAAGGTCAAGGGCGAGAGCATGTACCCTACAATGCGCGAAGGAAACGTTGTGATCGTCAACACGGCGGACCGCGTCCCAGTCGACGGCGACTTGTTTGCGGTTAACCACAACCAGAAGCCGGTCGTAAAACGTCTAGAGCGTGAAAGCGGCCACTGGTATTTGGCATCGGATAACCGACTGCCGGAATACAGTCGGCGGCGCGCCGATGAGGAAACAGAGATCATCGGCCGAGTTGTGCGCCTTCAAGTTGACTTTATCTGATGCGGCTTCAGTATGCTGAAATCGAGCCCTACGGCTCGCCCATCATTGTTGTAATTGTCGACTCGCATTTCACCGTGGCTGGCCCAGGAGAAGAGCTGCTCGACCGTTTGCGCCCTCGCTTTAGGACGTACCCGATTATGCTCATCTCGGTCGAGAAGAACGGATTTCGGGCATACGCACCATTCCAGACTCACCTTTTGTTAGCCCTAATCCAGCTTGAGGAATTGCAGCTTCGCGAAGTCGATCTCAGCCAACCGATACTCATCGATGAAGAGCTCCCATTTTGACCGGAGCCTACATGTGCATGTTTTCGCTGCCTCGGCAATAATCTGAGAGAATCAGGTATTTCCAACAGGATATAATCGCGCGTGCGAGACGGCACGCAGTGATGCCGACGGGAGAAGCTGATGGCCCTTATCAAATGCCACGAATGCGGCGCGCAAATTAGCAACCAAGCCACAGTATGTCCACACTGTGGCGCGAAGCCAAAACCGAAAACCACTACCTCTACCAAAATCTGGGCGTCTGTGTTCGCCGTTCTCGTTGCGGTAGCCGTTCTAAGCCCAAAACGCGAGGTAGCTGCGCCACCTCAAACACCAGAGCAAATAGCCGAGAAGGCTGCTGCGCGTGCTCGATTCAATACGACAGCGGGCGTCATCACGGCCATCAAATCCGCATTGCGCGAACCGGACTCTGCAAAATGGGAAGCGATCCGAGCAAACGATGACGCGAGCGTAGTGTGCATCATCTACCGTGCGCGAAACGGCTTCGGCGGCATGAACCTCGAAAAAGTTTCGTTCATAAAAGGGACCGTTCACCGCGAAGCCGAACCTTGGAACGAGAACTGCGCGGACAAGGACCTGTACGACATGAAGTCGGTGCTCAAGGCACTGTAGATAGTCTTTCGCCTCCCCTGCCGGCCCGCCACGTGCGGGCTTTTTTGTGTCTAAGCCGATCACGGCATCAATCAATACGCCACCAATTATCCATTCACGTATTGCTTTGTTTATTCATTCGTGTATAGTACATTCCATCGACACAGTTCTCAGGAGAACACGATGGAAGCCCATACCCACGACGCCGAGCACGCCAAGCTGATCGCGTCGACCCGCTACACCCAGCACGACCTGGTCATCGACGGCATCACCGCTCTGGCTGCCGTGATCATCGTCGTCACCGTGCTGTTCCTGCTCGGGAGCATCTGACGATGCGCCCCTTCCTGATCACGGCGCGGACCGCCGCAGGCGCCGAGCAGTTCACGCACTACGCAGAATCGAGCGGCCGGGCAGCCGAGGACGTCGCTACCATGTTCGACGAGCCGTGCGGCATTACCGTCGTCGTGGGAGCGCGCTGATGGCCAAGACCTCGCAACCGATGCCCATCGCCACCGGGCTGCCGCTGATCGAGCGCCTGATGAAGGCGGCGTTCGACCGACCGCGTGATCCGCGTAGCGACGCTTACAAGCTGGGCGTACGCGAGCTGCTCGCGAACCGCGTGCTGGGCGTTCCGTTCCGCTGCCCGTACAAGCTCGGCACCGCCGAGGCGGACGCGTTCTTCTCCGGCAGCGACGAAGGCCGGACGATCTGGCAGCAGTACCAGGAGGCCGGCAATGGCGACCGCTAAGCAGATCCGCGACGTCATGCTGCGCTCTGCCGACGGCGCCGTGCGCGACTGCCCGGAAGACCTCGACCGGCGCGCGCATGTTCGCCGCCCGCCTGTGCGGCCTGATGGGCGCGTACGGCGACGCCACGATCGAAAGCGCCCTCAACCGCGTGCTGGGCATCGACGCGTCGCGCCCCGTCGCCGACGGAGCCTGACATGATCCGCGCCGAACCCGACCGCGCCGCGCTGGAGATCGCGCACCGCATGCTGCGCGTGACCGCCTCCCTCGAAGACATGCTCAAGAACCCCACCCTTCAGGTAGTCCTGAAGGCAGTCGCGCGCCGGCACATGCAGCGCCGCGCCCGGCCCGACCTGAAGAAGCTGCAGGCCAACGACACCCAGGAGAATTCATGATCACGCTCGCATGGACCGACGTCGCCGCGGCGCTGCCCGACGACGACACCCTCGTGCTCATCGCACTGAACGACGACGACGTGTGGCCCGGATATCGCGACGGCGCTGTATGGCGGTATGTCGATGCGATGCCGATCACTGTAGAGCGCGTGACGCACTGGATGCCGCTGCCGACAGCGCCGGGAGTCGCGACATGAAGACCGTAAGCAGCTGCACAACGCTGTCGCCGGCGGCATCACGCATCGTGCAGCGCCGGACGCAGATGTTCGTGCACTCCTACCTGTACTACGTACTGAACCAGCCGATCGTCAGCGATCAACATGGCAGCGCTGGGCCGATGACCTGGTGCTGATGCAGCGAAACCACCCCAAGCTAATCATCGGCTTCTACGACGAGGATTTCGCCGACTGGGACGGAAGCACGGGCATGCACCTGCCGCAGTATCCGTGGGTCGTCGATCGCGGCGCCCAGCTGCTGCGCCTGCACGAGCACCCCGAACTGCGCGGCGGCCACGGCGGCAAAGCCGATGGCATAGACGACATCGACGCCCGGATCGAGTGCACGCGCCAGGCGCAGATGGCGGCCGCACGCGCCGCTGGCTCCGCCGCCGCGCTGGCTGGCCAGCGCCGCCAGCACCCACCCTACCGCAAACGCATCGAGGTCGACGCGTGGCTGGAAGGGTTCGACGTCGTGCGCACGCCGGCCACACCGGCTACCCCGCCCATGCAGGACGTGGGCGCTCAGATGGCACTTTTCTGACAACGATGACCACGGCATTCGAACAGGCGCGCGCCCTCTTCGGCAGCGACAAGCAGATGGCCCGGTCCCTGTTCGAGCAGGTAGCGATCATGAGCATCGAACTTCAGCTGCTGCACCAGCCGCGCCAGCGCCCCGAAGAGAAGCTGCGGCAGGCCCAGATTTTGACGAGAAAGCCCCATACCCGACAAGGAACAAGATGACGACCGATACCACAAACGAAAAGCATCGCAAGGACGACGTGCGCCAGGCAGGCACGCTCACGTGGGCCGATCCGGCGCCCGTCGGCGCGCAGCTGGTCGACGCCATGATCGACATTGAAACGCTCGGCACCGCGCCCGGCTCCGCCATTCTCAGCATTGGCGCTGTGATGTTCGGCCCGGCCGGGCTGGCTGAAGAGTTCTACGCGCCGATCTCACTCGCATCGTGCACGGCGGCCGGCCTGACGATCGACCCGGAGACGGTCGAGTGGTGGATGAAGCAGAGCGAAGCCGCGCGCGCGGCCGCCTTCCGCGAGGGCGCTGAGCCGCTGCCGCGCGTGCTGTCGCGCTTTTCCACATGGTTCGATCAGGTGGGCGCCGAGCGTCCGTGGAGCCAGGGCGCGAACTTCGACCCTCCCCTGCTCGAGGCCGCATACCGCGCCTGCGGCATGACTCCGCCTTGGAAGTTCCGGGACGTGCGCGACACCCGCACGCTGTACGAACAGGCCGACGTGAAGGTCGACCGCGCGCGCGGCACGCATCACAACGCGCTCGACGATGCGCGGGCCCAGGCCGAGGCCGCCGTGATCGCGCTGCAGCGGCTGCAGAACGCGCGGGCTCATCCGGCCGCGTCGACTCAACCCGCGCCGATCGGATGCGGCGGCACCGGCCGGTCGTCCGACACCATGCCGTGCCTCGGGTGCGATGCTTGCCCACGCGTGAGCGAACAGGACGAGCGGGCGCTGTTCGAGGCAGCATGGCGCGCGAAATTCAACATGCCCGACGATGCACCGTTCTCTGTATGGAATGACGGCAGCTATAAGGCGCCTGCCATCAACGATTGCTATGACGGCTGGCGCATGGCCCGAGCTCTCGCCCATAGCGCTCAAGCCGCGCAGGGCAGCGGAGTGCAGGCTGATGATCTTGCATGGCACAAGGAAGCGCTAGCCGCCGTGCGCGGGAAGCTCGATGCCGTGTGGCAGGGTGTGCGCGATGCAGTCGAGAAGTACAGCGGCCAGCCATGCGAAGGCGAGCCGTTCGACCGGCTGGACGAGCTGCTGGCACGCCTCGCCGCCCACCCTGCGCCATCGGCAGCACCGGCACATGACGACAAAGTTATCGGATGGATTGTGAAGCACAAAGACGGCGAGCCATACGTGATCGATTGCCCGACGGAGGCGGCCCGCGTCAAACGCCTGCCGAACACCTACAAGGTTCGGGACATCACCAAAGGCATGCTCTATGCGGGCACCGCACCGGCACAGGTAGCGCAGCCATCGCACGAAACGATTGTGCAGGAAGGTGCGAGCCTCGTGTGCACGGCTTGCGGGACGGCGGCACAGGTAGCGCAGACCGACGAGGGTGCCGCCGAATTCCTGTCGAAGCGCCTGACGCGCGTGGCTCGCGCTGTCGGACACAAGATGCCCGAAGGCGATCACGAATTCATCGCCGGGGTTGCTGGAACGATCCTCGGCGACATCGCGCGCAAGCTGGAGGCGGCACAGGTAGCGCAGGGCGAGCCGGTGGCGGATTACGTGCGCGCGGGCTGGTTCCTGTACGAAGGCGTCGAGTGGGTTGCAACCAGCAGCGACGACCCGTGCGCAACAGTGCTGTACCGCCTCGCCGCCCCTGTAGCAGCATCCCAGCCGCAGCAGGCGGAGGCCCCTCACCACTTCGCGTGCGAGCGTAAGGGCTACAACCCTCTGTGCGCCGGCTGCGATGCAGAACAGGCCGCCCACCAGGCTGGCGCCCAGAGCGAAGGAGATGAAACATGACGCCAGTCGATCAGGAATTCGTGCACGATCCGGCCAACAACCAACACGGCGACTGCCATGCGCGCTTGCATCGCCTCGCTGCTGGACCTGCCGCGCGAACGGGTGCCGAACTTCGCGCAGCTTGACGCCGACGGCGAAGGAAACTTCTGGCTGATGCTGGCCGAGTTCTGTCGCCAGCACGGCTACTCGTTCGTCACGATGCAGGGCCGTTTCGTGTGGGCCGATGACGAGATCTACCACGTAATTTCAGGGCCGTCGCCTCGCATCAAAGGCGGGCACCACGCTGTCGTTGGCAGGAACGGCAAGGTGTTCTTCGATCCGCACCCGTCGCGTGCCGGCTTAGCTGGCGATTTCAGCGAATGGAAATTTGATCTGCTGGTGCGCATGGCCGAGCCGACGAACGGCAACAGAGTAGCGGCCCAAGAGGCGGAGGAACAGAAGGGAGGCGACAAGTGAGCGATATGTTTTTGAGTGCCGACGAAATTTCGAACATGACCTCGCGCGTGCAGCACGCAGCTCAGGCGCGAGTATTGAGATCCATGGGGATCGCCTTCAAGAAGCGGGCGGATGGCTCCCTCGCCGTGCTGCGAGCGCACGTAGAAAAGGAGTTCGGCATCAGCGCTGAACGACAGCCGAGAAAAAAGGAATTTCAACCGAATTGGAGCGGGCTGAATGCCTAGGAAGCGGAACAAGGAGAACGCCGGCTTGCCGGCGCGATGGAAAATCGAGCACGGCGCGGTGTATTACCAGGTGCCGGCCGGGCTGGAAGACAGGTGGGATGGGAAGAAAAAATTCCGGCTCGGGGCAACGCTGCCGGAGGCGTATAAAGAGTGGGCGCGACGTCTCGAGTCGGTAGATCAGGCGAAGACAATTGGCGCCCTACTCGACCGCTACGCGCTCGAAGTTGTGCCCACGAAAGCAATTCGGACGCAGGCCGAAAACCAGCGGGCAATTCGCAATCTGAGGGCGGTGTTCGGCGAGGCGCCGCTCACCTGGCTGAGACCACAGCACGTTTATCAGTATGCGGATAAACGGAAGGCGACCCCGGTTGCAGCGAATCGGGCGATCGATGTGCTATCCCATGCCTTCACGATGGCCGTAATGTGGGGCTACATCGATCGTCATCCGTTCAAAGGCGAGGTGCGCCTGGAGGGCGAGAAGCCGCGCGACCGCTACGTGGAAGACTGGGAGCTTATTGAGGTGCTCTCGCTCGAGAGCAAAAGGAAGAAGGGGAGCGTGCTCGTCCTGCAGGCGTACATCCGCATCAAGTTGCTGACCGGATTGCGCCGCGGTGACCTGTTGCGCCTTACCAGCGCAGACATGCGGGACGACGGCATCCATGTCACGCCGAGCAAGACTCAGGGCAGCAGCGGGAAACGGCTGATCATCGAATGGTCGCCCGAGCTACGCGAGGCAGTGGCGACAGCAAAATCGGTGCGGCCGGTCGACATCGCCCCGTGGCTGTTCTGCACCCGCAAAGGCGACGGCTATATCGACGAGAAGAAAGGTACCGCCAGCGGATGGGACTCGATGTGGCAGCGCTTCATGGAGCGGGTGTTGAAGGAAACGAAGGTGACCGAGCGGTTCACCGAGCACGACCTGCGCGCCAAGTGCGCGAGCGATGCCGAATCACTAGAGCACGCGCGGGCCCTGCTCGCTCACGCCGACAGCCAGCTCACGCAGCGGGTCTACCGGCGCCGACCGGAGCGTGTTAAGCCCGGCAAAATACGCGTATAGGCACCGGGCAGCGAGGATTCACGCACGCTAGATTGGCAGCCCTTTTAGATAGCGCTGTACGCGACCGGATTCACGGTAGCCGTCGATTATTGTCTGGACCTGCGCGTGTGAAAACGCCGGACTCCGCGGCACGTAAATTCCGGTTTTGATGCACTGAATGATGTGCGACGCCGTCATTACTTGAAAATGTCTGTATGACACGTACGTCTGGTGGACGATGAACGGATGACTGCCGGACGCAAACTCACGGGTCTGGTCATATGGGATGCCGGTTTCCGGAACAGAGCAAAAGCACGCAACGGCGCATGCATAGTTACCAAAGCCCTCCATAGGCTTTGGGTCATTCAGCACGACGTGAAGGTGCATTTGTCCTTGCGCAGGACCGGAGGGGATTAGCAGGCTTGCGCCACTCGCTACAGACCAGGTCGTCAAGCCAACTCCACCGTGAAATCCTCCAGTGGCTCATCCATGAAGGTAGTTTTCGGCGGATGGTACGCAGCGGTAAGTCCGGCTGTGGCACTCATTCGCGCGCACAGCTCCCGTGTCTGGACCTCATTGAAATCAAGCGCCCTGAACAGATCCTCATATCTCATTGGGATCATTGACCCATCCGGATCCACCCATTCCGGGCAGTGCTCATGTGTGTAGTCGCGAATCTGCCACTTGGTCATGTGGCCAAATTGCACCCACGTCTCTTCTAACACTGCAACATCGTCATCAGACAGTTCCAGCAGGTCATCTGGGCTTTGGACGCAGCTTGGATCCTGCAGACTTACGTCGTGGTTTTCGCGATCGTTCACCCACGTATCCCAGCCGCCCTCGCATGAGAAGCGATCACCGTTCATATGCTGATATGTTAACGACAAAACCGGGCCGTGCGGCATCGAAACCAACTTATCACCAATGATAGGTTCGCCGAACCTCTTGTAAGAATTCCGTTCCGCCAGGTACATCAGCTTCATCAGCTTCAGAATCGGCATTTTGCCGTTGGCTCGGAAGAGGAAAAAAGCTGCCGCTTGAGCAGCCTTCTTTTCATTGAACATGTTTTGCATTTCGTTATGCTCCCCTTTATCTGCTCATCATGAGTCAGCAAGGAACAGAGACACAGTCTATCCCATATTTGCGAAAAACGATATCACAATGTTACCGCCACCAAGGATAGCACAAACTCGTCAAACTTGACGCACAGAAACATTGATGAAGAATCTGGAGGGTTCAGGCGCGGATTGAATAGCGCACCTCGGATTGAATAGCGCAGACACCCAAATTATGGCGTTGGCAACTTATCGCAAGCATTTGATTTTTAAGCCTTTATTGGCCTGCCCAGCTGGGTTCGAACC